GACGTGACAACCGTTTTCATCATCAAAGCATTCAATTACTTCACAATGCCATTTATTGTCTCCGCAAATTTTTTCTCCATCATAGATGTTAATGTCCATGATTTGATCGCCTATTTCAAAACCGCAACAATATTGTTCATCGTCTGTGCGGTCTTTGATCTCTGCAAACCATTCATGTGATTTTGCGATAACCTCTTCCATGTTTTCTTCTTTTATGAAGTTGTCATCATCGTCATCGTCATCCGCCCACATTTTAGGCTGGCTATGAACCGTGAGCCGCAGATAGAAGCCACCTTCTTCTGCATCCCAGACATAGCTCCATTTATCGCCGAAGTGTTCAGTTAGTAGGTGGAACAGTTCTTCATCGAAGGCGTCGAATTGTTTACTTTCCATATCATTCTCCTGTAGCTAATATAAGATTTATCCCATACATAAAATAAATAAAAAGGGGCGTCAAGCCCCTTAGTGTTTTGTTTCGTTGATCATATTATATTCGGCGGCGATAACTGCGGCTTGGTTCATAGCTGACGATAGCATACCCATTGTTGTGTTGCCGTCTGGACTTTGCACCATGAGACGGAACAGAAGCGCGGTCAGCGCACCGCCCATCACGGCACCTATGTCGTGGCCGTCCTGTTCCATTTCGTCCAACAGAGCGTTTATTTGGTCTCCCGCTATATTGAAATCATCATTCAGTTCTGTTGTCATCCGCGTTGTATCCTTTGCCATGCGGCCTGAATTTCTGTTGCCCTGTCCACGGCTTCGCGGCTGAATTGGCCTTCGGCCGCGATCCGTGATGCGTAGAACGAGACCACCTGACTGAGGTGTTGGACGGCTGTTTGCCATTCCATGTCACGCGCTTTCTCGTTTATGATATCAGCTTTCTTCATTTTTGTCTTCCTTCACATAGAATTGTATTTCAACCAGACCCTCTTCTGTTCGGCTACAGTGCCAGACATCTTGATCAAGGTTTTCAAACAAGAGTAGATACAACTCTTCGCGTGTTAGCTCTTTAATCATTTCAATCTCCCGTGGTTACATAAGATAACTCCTATATAACCCCACCACTACATATTGTCAACAGATAAAAAAAGACCCCCAGAGGCCGTGACTCTGGGGGTCTCACTACGGGAATGTAAAGCTTGGGGGCTCTACAAGACTTAATATATACGACTGTATGGGAATTGCAACATATATTTTGGTAAACTAACGTATTATTTTTGAAGTAATTTTATGAAAAAATCATAAAAAATCGGGGAGGGACTGTTGGGGGCTTTTGAGGTAGGTAAGCTTGGGGAATATATCTGTGCAGTTCGGTTGATGAAACTGAGTATGTCTTGTGAAATTGTAAACTTGGACACTGTGGACATCGTGGTTAATTACAAAAGTAATTTAATCCGCGTTCAGGTCAAATCCTCCGCCAGAAGAAGACACCAGAAAGGGTGGTCATACCAGTTTTCGACAAGTGTCAGCGGCAAGAAAAAACCGCTCACAAAAGATCATTGCGATATAGTGGCTCTTGTAGCTACGGATCGTGAGCGGGTGATGTTTAAACCCGTGGAATGCTTAAAAGGACAGGTTACTAAGCGTATCTTGCCACGCAAATTCGATAGGGATGATCTAGAAAGCCGGTCATGGGAATACTGCATAGATTTTCTTAATCTAGATCATCCGCAGATATAAAACCTTTTTCCAAAGCTTCAAACAGTTCATCATCAGACATTCGACTAGCCAGCCGCCGCGCCATTGATCGTGCGGACTGAGCCTTTTTTGATAGTTTCTTTTTTTGAACGGGCTTTGCAGTTTCTTTTTTTATCTCCGCCAACACTTCAACTGTGGCGTAACGGTGTCTACATTTGAGGCACTCACGGTTACGGCGTATTGTGCCGTCTTTTGTGGGCCGTGAGTCGTAGACCTTACTCTTTGATTTGCATTTCGGACATATCACGATAGTCTCCGACTGTTAGTAAGCAGACCGGACAGGTCACTGACCCGTTGTCCGCGGGCTCTGGCAGGTTAACTAAGCACTTTGGGCATCTGCCTTCGTTTAACGCCTTTTGTATTACACCAGCATCCCCGAATGGTTCCCTACTCTTCGGCCTCATTTTCAATCTCCCCTGACCCGCCGCAGAGTTCGCACTCCATTATGCGGCCTTCTAGCCAGCCGCCACGCCACGCCATGGGGGCGGGGACAGCGACTTCATATTCACATTTTCCCGCACCCCCGCACTCAGGGCAAGTAATATAATCAGACACGATCTAAAACCTTTTGTCGTTGATACCACTCACGGTTGTGTTGTTTTACGCGCTCACCATTATTTTTGATCCAATGCTTTTTAGAGCATCTCTTGGAGCAATACTTGCGTTGCTGGCCCGTGAGCCGCGTTCCGCATTCCGCGCAGTTTATTCTGCCGTTCTTGCGCTTTTTAATTGGTGCGCGTTCTTTCATCTGCACGATATTCGTAGGCGGGTCAGGTTCTGCGGCTTTTTTCTTAGCCTTTTCTCTGGCTAGGGCTTCGGCTACCTCGCCTTCGATTTCATAACGGAGCAGGATAGCCCGTGCGCCCAGCATCTCCATCGTGCGGCGGCTCACGGCTCCTGTTTCGTCATACTCGTGCAGAGCAAACTGAATTGCATAGAGTGTATTGTGTTTTTCCATTTTGGTCTCCCGTATAAGAGTTAGTGTTAGTTATCCCATACCACCCGCAAAAAAATATGTCAACTACATATAGTAATAAACTTACTTATGTTTTTTGTAGGTTTCCCACATAATGCGAAGCTGGCCACTAATTGTGCGGCCTTCTGACTTTGCGATTTTCTTTATCTGCTCGTACACCTCTATTGGCACAAGAACAGACTTCCATTTGGTGATATCCATGAAAAACCCTATATTTTGTGTTTCTATAAGCGAATATATAGGATATCTTGTATTATGACAAGAAAAAAGACCCCGCCGAAGCGGGGATAAGTTGGGAGGAAAGATGAAAAAAATCACTTCTGCTTAAGTTGGTAAATAACGAGCAGCATCAGGGCTATCTGAATAGCGTCAATCCAAGGAACTCCAAAACCACCGCTCATGTTACTCCGCCTCTCCCCAGCTTGGCCCGATCTCAACATCGCATTTACTGGGTATTTCTAATGGTACAGCATTTTCCATGACTTTGGCAATACTTTTTGCATCTTTTTTATCTTTTACAGACATTGCGATCTCATCATGAATTTGAATGAGTGGGGTGCGCCCCTGCTCATAGATATCTACCATGGCCTGCTTTGTCATGTCTGCGGCGGACGCTTGGATAAGTCTGTTCAGGGCTTTATAGGTGTATGCCCGCTTCAAACGGGTGGTTTCGCCGTACTCTTTGACGGCATCTTGATAGGGCAGAGCCTTGTTCATGGCGAATGTGTCAGGCTCCCAGAGGTCAAAACGGCACTTCCTGCCCAGTATGGAGCGAACAGAGCCGCTTGAGCCGCGGTCATTGAGACGTGCTTGAACGCCATTCATCAAGCCCTTAACAAACGGGACACGCTCATGGTACTGACGGACTAGGCCTTTGGCTTCATCTACGTCAATGTCTAGCTGGTCAGACAATTTGTTCACGCCCATCCCATACATCATACCAAGATTAATCGTCTTGGCCTGCTTACGCGGGATGCTAGCCATTTCTGCCACCATCGTATGGAAATCCATATTGGGGTCATTGCGGTATCCCTCGACAAATTCTTCCACGCCAGCCATCTGTTTGCCGCGGGATTTGCCGTAAACGTAGGAATAATGCACCAAGATGCGCGGCTCCTGTTGAGAGAAATCAATCGCCGCCCACTGCTCATTTTCTTCCGGCAGGAACAGGCTACGGATCATCGGGCCAAGTTCTGGGTCACGAGCCGGGATCTGTTGTAGGTTGGGGTTCGACATAGATATCCGCCCCGATACCGTGCCGCCGTCATCAGAGCGGATCTGATTGATATGACCGTGGATGCGCCCATCGTTGCGGCAGTGTTTCATAATTGTGTTGATAAATGTTCCGCTGGTCTTATTCAGGTTGCGGGCTTTGACAATCAACTGCGCCAGTTCATGCGGGTGGTCTGCAAGAAATGATTTCGTAAAAGACGGTGCGCCCTTTTCTGTGCGCGGGTAGGCAATACTCAGTTTATCAAAGGCCTTGGCTATTGATGCCGCGGCCCAGAGTTCTACATTAGAACCAGCTACAGACTTAATCTGTTTGATGATTTGTTTTTCTTGTTTGATTAAATAATTTCTGGTGCGCTCGACACGGTCTTGATCAACGCGAACGCCGCGCCACGTCATGTCAATCAGGCAAGGCAGGAGTTTCAATTCGAGTTCAACGATAGGCCAGAGGTCTTCTTTGGTCACTTGTGTTGATAAATAGTTCCAAAGGTCCAGTGTGATTTCTGCATCATTTTGTGCATATGGCCCGACATACATGGCAGGCATTTTCCACATCTCAGCCTTAGGGTCCAAGCCAAACTCGCGGGCGGCTTCTTGTAGCGTTTTCTCCGTTTTAATTTTGCCCAACAGATCGTAACAAAGGCTGTTCAGACTGTAGCTGAAGCGGTTCTCGTCAAGTAGTGCGGCGATCAGCATCGTGTCGATGATCTTTCCGTTTAGCGTAAAGCCCATCCGGCGGATCCAGCCCGCATCGTATTGCGCGTTGTGCATGATCTTGTCGGCAGGGCACTCAAACACTTTCTTGAGCCATTTATTAACGATGCGCTCGTCCAGATTGCCGCCACCAAGGTGGCGGATCGGGATATATCCTGCCCAATCCGCTACCGCGATAGCGTAGCCCACTACCTCACCATCACCTGTAGGCCATCCGGGGCCGTTGGTTTTGATGTTTGGGTCGCGGGTCTCGACATCTATAGCTATTTGCTTTGCATCAAAAATGTCGGGTAGCTCTGCGGGTGGCACCCATTCACTTTTAGGACCGAACATGGTCATTTGTAGTGCCATTATACTTTCCTAACCGCGGCCATCTCTGTGCCACATTTAACGAGTACCCAGCCTTGGTCAAGGTACTCCTCCAATTTTTGTATCCGAATAAAGCGAATCATCTTCTTCATAATCACTCTCCGCATAGAGGTTGTTAAATATCCGTTTTGTATCTTTTACATAATTCGGGTCTTGTTTAGAATGATGTACCCACTGACTAGGGTCGAAGTCCGGTGGGCCGTCGCCCGTTGCAAACCAAGCAGGGTTGGTTACCCGTACTCTGTTGTTTGGAAGTGCAACTATGTTGCCTGTCCACTCACCAGCATCCAAGAGTTCTAGGATGTGACTTTGTTTGTGCTGTGCAGGATCATCTGCAACTTCGCTGTCTGTGTAGTCTACCGTGAAATAATATTTGGCAGGGAAGAAGTCCCCGTCTATCTTAGCCAACCACGGGCAGGGTGTAGCCCTGTTTAATACAAATACCGAATGGTGGTGTGACTGGCAATCCCACGGCTGGGCTAAGTATGTTGGCATGGGCGTAGGCCATTCATCGAAGGGGGTGTCACCCACGAGTGCAGTCAAGGGCATACGCGCCCACATAGCACCACCGTGTACATTGTCTTCTTCGTCTTCGCACCCCGTAAACAAAACCTGAAAAGACAGGGTACGCATGGGTAGAGTGGTGACTGCGATAACCATAGCGTGTAGAAATTCGCCGTGGTATCTATCGTGATTAGTTGTGTATTCTCTACGCACCCACGCTTTAAAGTACGGAATATTACTTGTGATGTAGTTCATGTTAATCTTCCCCTCCTAATGAGCCATACCCGCAGATGTCCATCCAGCTATCTTCATGGTCCGGTGTTACTATAAGCCTCGCCAATTTGACAGCAACCATACACTGATAGACCTGCGAAACTGAAATTTCTTTATCCAAAAGCACTGACCACATCTTGGCTATGCGCTCGTGGTTTTCTTGGGCATCGCCGTAGGCTTTGGCCCGTGGGCCGTTGACTAGGCCCTCTGCTTTTTTAAGAATTTCTTCACGCTTCATATCCAATAACTCTTGTTCGTATCTTCGGGTTCAACCAAGTAGAGGTTCTGCTTGGTTCTGGTTACACCTACATAAAACACTCTATGCAGGTCATCCGGCGCGTGTTCCGCGGCGGACACGGCGGCA